GAGTTTCTGTTGGAGTCGGTGTTGGTGTAGGAGTTTCTGTTGGAGTCGGTGTTGGTGTAGGAGTTTCTGTTGGAGTCGGTGTTGGTGTAGGAGTTTCTGTTGGAGTCGGAGTTGGTGTAGGAGTTTCTGTTGGGGTCGGGGTTGGTGTAGGAGTTTCTGTTGGAGTCGGGGTTGGTGTAGGTGTTTCTAATAAAGCAACAACTTCGTCCTCTTCAAAATCACCGTCTTTTTGCAACTTATCGGCAAATGGTAGATTATCTATCCAATTTTTTTTTTCGGTAACTCTTCTCCAAGAGTCATTTTTCCACCTACCATGATATTGTAAGCAAGAACAAGTGCAACTGCAACAGGATCGAAAACTAAAACTATAATAATAATAAACCACTTTACAACCTGATCAACTGGCATATTGAAAGACTCTGCAATAAAACGAAAACTACCAATATCAGTTGCACGAATTCCTTCTTTTTCCTTTAGTATTTCTGCTTGGTTTGATTTTATCTTGGTGTATTTGTCTTCAATAACTGATACATTATCTAAATCATTTGTTGTATCACGAAGACCATTTACCTTTTCCACAAATTTATCGTATTCAGATGTAATCTCTTCATCTATTTTTGCAAGTGAATCATTGTATCGTTTTGTTGCGGAAGATTCTTCTACTGAAATTGAAGATAATGAAGATGCAATAGAATCTCGTTCTGGTTGTTGAGCAACTTTTAATTCTTCTATTTTCTTTTTGTTGCTTGAAAACAACCCACCACCCTTTGATTCAATTGCAGTTTTTGCGGTGTCTAATGTAGATAAACGATCAAGTAATTGTTGTCTGCGAGTAGTTCTTGCTTCCGTATCTGATTTATTGCGTGTTGATAAAGCATCTTGTCTTGCTCTTCTGTCTGCAACATAATCGTCATAAATTTTTTGAAATCCTGCAATCGTTTCCGTCTTTTTGTCTTCAACGGTTACATCTGTGTTTTGTAGTGTCTTGATTTCGGTTTCTATTACAACTATCTCTTTGTTTAATGTTTCAATGTTACTTTCGTGCATTTCCACTCTTGAACGAGTGTCATCATAAGCATCACTTAAAAATCCATAAATACCAAGTGAGGTTATTCCTATCAAAACAACAACGGCGATTGTGCAATACCACTTCAACATTCTTGGAATTCGTTCCCAATAACGATATAAAAATGATGTCATCGCAAGTTTACCTGCTTCTAGAACACCCGCCATTACCATAGCCGCAATGGCTGCACCTGCGAATAATAAACCAATACCACGAACAGAAAAGAAAGCAGCGGTTCCTGCTACTGCGAGTGCTAATCCCCCGATGATTGCAGTAAATAATCTCATACTAATACATATCTCCTTGTTTTATTTTATGCCTCACCATTTAGATATATAAATATAATATAGTTATAAAAAAAGAGGGTAAAAAGTTTACCCTCTTATATTTTTTTGTAAATTTAAGTTATATCAAAGAATTTTTACTTTTTTTACCCGTTTCTCTGATATCTCTTTTTTAGGTATAGATATATTTAATATACCATTGTCAAATTTTGCAGAGATCTTATTAACCTGTAAACTGTTTTCATCAACTTTGAACGATCTCTTGAAGGATGAACGTTTGAGTTCTTTGTAGACATACTTAACATCAGGATCCTCAATTTCTACCTTCTTGTCACCAGCAATTGTAAGAAGACCCTCTTCATATTCAACCGAGACATCGTCTCTGTCAAGACCTGCAATTTCTGCTTCAATTCTTATTTCATTTTTGTGGTCAGCTACATTTACACGTGGGTACGAACTATTTCCGAAGAAGTTTACTCCAAATTCTTGTCCGAAGTTTGGGAATGCTTGATTGACCATTTTGTCAAATATTGAATCAAATGGAGTTAAAAACTCATCTCGCATTGTTGGAACGTGTTTATTAAGTCCAGTTCCGTTGGACTTATTTAATCCGTAGTTTTTCATTGTATTATTTCCTTTTAGTTACAAATCCCGTTTTGGGCATTTGGTGAACAACCTCGTATGAGCATTGTTCTTATCTATAAATATACTAGAATTTTGTTTTTACATTAATTCTTTGTCTTTTAGAAACTCGGTGTACTCCAGTGTCGTTGCCATATGATCTGCCCAGTGTAAAATTTTTGGAAGTAAGGTTTTAAGTTCTCCACCTAATCTGAATGATTTTAAGTAAAATTCATTGGATTCATCATACATACCATCTGCGAGTTTTATTCCAAGAAACTCTTTTTGCGTCATTGGTATCCCAAAATGTTGTAAAAGAAAAAATGCCCTGTCTGGTACAGTCATACTCTGAATGTCTTGGTTTATTTTGAACATAGAACCTTGATTTTTTCTATGCCAGTCACTTTCTTCAGGTAAATAATAGTCACCTGTTAGGTCTCCTAGTTTGCCTAGATCATGGTTCAAAGCGGCAAACATCAATTCTTCTTCTTCAAAGTCAAGTTCTCCTCCTAGTTTTTTGAAAAGTAAGCACATACCTTTTGCAGTTCGTGTAACATTTAAGATATGGTCAATGTAACCACCTGAAAATGCGTTATGATATTGGACTTTGCCACTTGCAGGTGCAACAAGTGCTTTTAATCCTAAACACCCATCGTCAGTTCCATACATATGTAGTAATTTTTTCTGACGATCACCTTCAAATGTTTCTGTGATAAAGTTTAAAAAAGTTTGATAGTTTTGTTCTAATTGAGATTCTGTATAATTCATAATCCAATTATATTATATTTTTATTGTAGATGTGTCAATTAAAAAAATACATGAACATTCTCAAGTTTATCTGTTTGATCTTCAAACGACATACCCATTAGATTATTGTATGTGCTTGTGTAAAATTCTTTTGGATTCTTTAAAACTAAATTTGATGAAACTAAAAAACAACCACACGTTGTCTTTTGTTTATTTTTAATAAATTTGGTTTTGTCTGGAAACAACCACTGAAAGTCTGCGTTGTGTTGTTCGAATTTTTGATTGTTGATCTCTGTAATTTTGTTTTTAAGCAATTCTATATCACTTTTTTTGTTAGAAAACAGGTTGTTCGCAAACAACATTGTCTGATTTGGTTGCAGTGTATCATATACTTTTATTATGTGTTTTATATATTGTACTACAGGACTTCTCCTTATTATTGTTTTCTGCATTCCTTTGTTTGTATATATAAGTTTTGGTTCATCTCTCACTACACTTTTTTTAACACGTGGATTTAAAATTTCAATTTCTTCAATATACTTTACACACACAACACCCGTTGAAGGTAAATTCCACACACTTCTTTGTTTATATGACGATTCGGTTGATTTTTTATCATGTGTCTGTGTATACGCATCTTGTTCGATTTTTTTATTTCGTTCTCGGTGTTCAATTGTTATGTTTTTAATTAGTGGTTGTTCTTGTATAGTAGAAACTGATATTCTTTTATCTGCTTTGTTGTACAGACCCCCAAGATTTTCATATAAAGTTCTATTATACACAGTGTGTTCTTTTTTTGCTTTTTCGTGGTGTAAGTGAAATGCTTGTTTGTTTATGTAATCTTTTCGTGCATCGACTGGTAGTCGGTTGTAAACAAAATCAAGGTCTTGGTATCCCCACCCACGAAAGTCTTCATTTAACCCACCACAAAGCTTAAATACATCTGTTCTCACTATAAAACTATACTTTCCGTCTTGTGAGTTGGATTGATACTCCTCGTTTTTCAAAACTACCTTGTTTAGACTAAACAATGACTCTGTCTCGTTCTGATCTAGAAGTATTATTTCACTAAAGGGTCGTATAAAGTCAGAATGTTTATATTTGGTTTCCACCTGCTCGATTACATACTGATAATCCGTATAGAAATCTGCATCTACCATCCATGTAAATTCGGTGGAAACTTCGTTTAGTGCTAGGTTTATTAAATACGACTTATTAAAGTAATCAAAATTAGTAGTGTTACAGATATATCTTACTCGTTTGAATCTACTCAAAAATCTCTCTACATTTACACTTTGGTTAGTGTGTTGTTCACAAACTAAGATTTTGCAATTGATATTTTTAAGTTGCTTTATCAAAAAGCAAAAATTATTAAAACGACTTCCTCTGAGATTAAATATGGGAATTATTATTGTCATAGGTTACACAGATTAGAGGAATAAAATGTGTCATCCATTTCCTTGATTTCCTCAAGTGTGAAGTGACTTCCTCTAAGTGTACCGTTAAACTTAAATGCTACACAACACGATGGACGACCGTCGGGTTCGTTTGCGTTTAATGTCAATCTAATAGTTTTTCCAATAAGTGACTCAGTAGCACCGATTTCAATTAGTGTATAACGTGGATCATAATCTTCCGATGTTCGATTTAAATCAGGAAATGCGTGTTTGGTTGCTAACGCATTGTTATCGTAGATAGTCATAAAACGTGGTTCGTTACCTGCAGGTAAGTTTCTAGGATAACACAATTGCATATTTTCTCTCATGTTCTTCCAGGAAACTACCATCTGACTCGTTTGGTCTATTTGCGAAAAGTCGTATGGTGACTTAGATGGATCAAATGTGTAAAAACGTGGATCGGTTGGGTTATTAATTATATCCACATGAGAAGGTTCTAATATTTCAATAATTTCCACTTCTGTACCAGAACCCTCGGTTGATGTTGTTGCAATAATGTTGTATGCAGTTTCTGGTTCACAACAAGATGTATCGTCACAAGTTATTGAAATTTCATCTTGTGGTATTACACGGTTTGCCCAATGGTTGGGGTGAAGTTCACTTCCATCACTACTTACTACTTTGAGTTTTACCGGACTTGTGGTAATTCCCTCGTTTGTATCCGTGGCAGGAAAGATTTCAACCTCAGGTGATTCGTTTGTAAGTTTAAATGATGTTATGATTGGGTTATCAAGTTCTTCACTACTTATCTGAACATATAAATTTTCTGCCATTTCAACAATTGCATTACATTCGTGCGTAGACTCAATGTATGTTGCAACTGGTTCGTATGTATTGGTACTTGGATTTAACTTTAATCCATATCCTTTATTAACTCCAAGGATTTGATATGGACCGTTTTCAAGATCATTACAATGAGACGAACTACTTCCTTCGCAATCTGTACACTGATTTATAATCTCCTGTTGTGTTGGATTAAATAAATTATTGCTGAGACGTACGTGTTGTGTTCCAAGTTTTATGTTAAATATTGCCCCATCGGTAATATCATTCATTTCGGACTCCGATAACAAAACCTCACCTGCCGATGAAGAAGGAGATGTTACATATGTGTTGTCAATGTCTGGTTTGTCATTTATGATTTCTTCATTACTAACCGTACGACAATATTCGTCTACTAAAAGATTTGGTATTCTCTCTACCGCAGGATGCTCTTCCATTATTTTAAGTCCATCAAGTAATGTGTTATTTGGATTCATAACCGGTGTAGTTTTTACCGAGACTCTTAATTTACCCACACCGTTTATTCCGTTTCTTCTGATATCGGGGTTTGTACTCGTGACCCCGTATTCAGTTGAATTGGCAACAATCTCGGCCTCCCAGTAATTGCAGGTTTCACTTGATGTTCCTTGTTGTGCAGCTGCCTCCTGTGCTGTACATAACTCGTTTATTGGAATATATCGTGTGTATACTTCTTGTCCCTGTAGTTCATCTCTAGGACCTACCATGCGATCATAATCTAATTGAACAAACAATGGGTATCGACTTGATAAAGTTCCTATATTTGTAACACGAACTCTCCAACCACCGTCAATAACCTTGGTAGTGATTGAATATTCTTCTCTCAATTCTCTGCCTCCTGTTGGAGAACCGGTGAGTGGTCGGTAAGACAAAACGATTGCCTCTTTTTTACCAGTTGCAAGTATCAGTGGTTTACTTATAGCAGGTTCTAAAGTTGTAACATTGTTCGCAATTCCGTAGATTTCAACTGCATCAGGAAAGGAACCGTCCCACAAGTAATAAACTTGTCCTGGATATAAATCACTTGATAACTTATCTGAAAAGGAGATGCGACCGGCCATTACAATGGTTGCGTTGAAATTTATAGTGTCACCGTTTTCATCTACTTGCTCTTGTTGATTTGATCCATTGCAATCAACTGAAACACTTTCCACTACACCAACCACCTCGATGAGATGCTCCATGTCAAGTTCATTATTAATGTCTATTGCAGCCATTGCGAGGTCATACCCACCTGCACCTGAGTTAAGTTGTGGATTCCAACGAACTGCATCCCCAACCTTCGGACAATCGTAGTCAAGGTTCACCTTAATAGCAAGACGATCTGATTCAAGTCCATGTCTTTGTATTTCCCGTGCAACTTCTTTTCGGATTACCTCATTTAAGTTTTGTGGAGTACCTAAATTTGGAACTATGTCAGTTGTTAAGTAATCTTTTAGATTGATCAACTCCTGTGGGGTAAGTTCATTCTCTGATACCCAGTTTACATTTATTTGGTCTGTTGATACATTTAATCCACATGATCCTGTACCTGATGATGCCTGTCCTCCGAAGTTTTGACAACCTCTTAAATTGAATGCTGATCTATAATTTCCCATGTTACGAGTTAAAGTCTAAATTAAGTGTTTTTAATGGTTTTTGCAATGATAATTGCCATATTGGTTCTGTGTTGTTATCCTCAAACAACCTTCTATATACATATATATTTTCTACTTTAGTATTTAGTTTACCGTCTTCTACACTTTGAGATATATATGTAATGTAAGCATGATCACCCTCCGATCCAAATCCGTAAATTCCTTGCCATGGCCACACGGCATTTAAGTAGTTTTTAATTTGAACATCGTGGTGTATTTTCTTTGCAAGATTTTCTTCTACAAGTTCTCCACTTGCATTGTATGTTTCATCTCCTGTGTGTATGTGACATTCATCATCACCACATCCGTAGAATGTAAAATGCTTATATCTAAAATTTCCTATGTCGTATAAAGAACCCATTGTTATACCTTTGTCCAGTTGCCACCCACATTTCCAATACCATTACTTATTTTTTGATATTTATATTTTACAATTGATTTGGATGTGAAGTTAATTAAAATAATATCTGCTATGTCAGATTCGGTTGCGTCCGACCATAGTGTATTTAATTGCTCACTATAAACGAGTTGAGTTTCAGAATCTGCCCACTCACTAACATGAAATGTTTCGTTTCTACTTTTAGTTGAAAAGCAAGTTTCTGTTTGATACACTTCTGCTAAGTTACACGTATCAATTGTAATTGGATACGAGGGACGATTTAATAAAACAATGCGATCATCGTCTATTGCATGAAATACTGGTTTTGAATATGCTCCAACGGTACCGTTTCCAGTTCTTCTAAAAAATGGGTTGTGTAGTGTCGTGTTTCTAAAAGGAGTTATTTCACTGAAAATTTCTCTAAATTGCGATTCTTGTTGTGGTGTTGTTACACTTTCAGGAAAACTTGACATAGTAGTTGGGTTTAAGTAATTGGAAATTTCTTCAGTAGTGTAATCATATATTGTATTTCTTACAATTCCTGTTTTGAGATTCGGATTTATATTTGATTGATTGTTGATCTCGTATGCATCTAAAAAATATGTATATCCTTTTTTGAACAATCGTTCCGTTCCCACTGGTTTGTCAAACTTAATCATTCCACTGGTTTGTACTTGGAAATAGTCAGAAGTAGCTACGATTACCATACCAAGAACCTCAGAAGCATATGAATCTTCGGTGGTAGGTAGTTGGTTATTATCAGTACATTGTGCAGCTGCATTACTTAGTACAAATGGAGATTCTCCGGTTGCAGCTCCTAAATTATCTGGTTTGACTATTTCAGGATTTTCATCTGAATATTCAATTATACCGTCTGAGTTTATTTTTGGTTGATGATTTCTTTTTATTCTTACTACATCCCCAACTTTAATGTCACTACACGAAGCAGTATATTCTATAATGAATTTTTTTGCTTCCTCTTCGTCACCTTCACATACAAGTCCACGATAATTAACAATCACACCTGATTGTTTTCCCGTTGCAATAAGCATTGGTTTTGATACATGAACACCTGTTGTTTGCAATGAACTTGATGGATCAAACTCAGATAAACAACCCTGTGTCCCTAGAAAGTATGTGCGACCATCAACCAAATCACTTTGAATTGCGGCCTCATTTCCACTTAATGTTTCCTGTTCAATATAAACCATGTCCGTGAAATCAATGTGACCATTAAAAACTATGTTTATGAAGTATTGTGTTTCTGTTGTAGTATTAGACTCAACTTCTTTTATTTTTCTGATGATACCTACAGCTTCGGCACTGTCTACATCTGAAGAAGTTGCTTTTTTGTATACTACTTGTCCTGTTGAGATTACTCCACGTGTTATTACGTCACCTACATGATATGTTTCTATAGGATCAAACTCCGATATATTTAAAGAAATCTCGGCAGCTCCTGGTGCGTCTGTAAACTCAAGTCCACTTGCATCGTCTTTGATTTTTATGTATCCCCCACCAAATCCATCGTATTCGTTTGGTACGTCTGCTAAGTTTTTTAAATTAATTCCAACATCACCCTGTTGTAGTGTTGCCAATTCAGAAGCAAGGGTGGATGCCGATATTGCTTTAGTTTCTCCGGTTGATGATGATCCGTATGAGGGAACTGCATCCCTATCAACTACCAACAAAAGGTCGTTTGACATCAATGGATCTGTGTCTCCTCCGAGGAGTTTCTTTAAATCTGTTATTTTTTGGTTTGCCATTGCATAAATCGTATCAGTATAAATATATGTATATTTTTATATTTCTATAAATATAATCTATTTTAAACTTTTTATCTTCTTAACGATAAATTTAACAAGTTCACTACGAACTATGTCATCTTCATTGAACCCAAAACACCGAATTCCTTGTTCTTTTGAAGCATCGTCTGAGAAAATTCTTGTTATTTTTGTGAATCCACTTTTATTTCCTATGTCACTTTGCATATCATCCCCACATATAAAAACTTTGGTATTTTCACCAATTCTTGTTATAGTGGTAATGATCTCCTTCTCTGTTAGATTTTGTGCCTCATCGATCAATATAAATTTATCTTCCCAACTAGCTCCTCGTAAGAAACCAACTGGTATACCGTATATTCGTTCTTCACCTTGTAGGTAACGTACATCAACTGGAGATAAGAACTCCTGTAGTTTATCTTTGAATGGTTCTAAGTAAGGGGCCATTTTGTCATCTTGTGCTCCTGGTAAAAAACCCAACTTAGAGTCGGAACTTTCAACTGCACTACGAATGTATACCATTTCCGATACTGATTGTTTGTTCATTAATTCAAGTCCACAATATACACTCATGTAAGTCTTTGCACATCCTGCTGGACCTGGAATAAAAACGATCTTTGTCTTCTTATCAAGTGCTACATTAATAAATTGTTTTTGTTTATCTGTAAATTCTTTGTGAGTGATACTGAGGGGTCTGGAAAGACGATTTCCCTCAATTGACTCAAGTAAATGACATTCGTTAATTGTGTTTTTTGCAACTGTTTTTGATTTTTTTCTTGACATGACTGATTTAAACTTTCATTCTAGCGTTACTGTTATTTATTCGTCTTTAATATCTGCTTCTACTATCTTTATTAATTTATTTATAATATTACAATTCTCATATTCTTCTTTAATAACATAGTAGTCTAGTAAGTTTTTTAAATTCGAAATATAATTTTTCTTTTTAATTACAATTTCTAAGTTTGTGTCGGAGAATTTAAAAAAATATATTTTTTCACATATATTATTTTCATTAATATTTTCACAGAACACACTAAATATATGATCCATGTATTCTGGTTTTCTATTTTTTAAATCTAGATCAAGGTCAGAATTATTATTTGGTATTGTAAATTTTTCAGAACTCATTATATATAAGTATATCTTTTAATATTAAATTTCAATTATGGGTGTTTTTAAATTCTACAAAAAAAATAATAGTGATGATGAAGGTAATTCGTCAAGTGATTCTGTGCATTCTAATAATAACACAGAGGATGAGAAGAAACATAACGAGGTAACACGATCAAGTCAAAGTAATAATAATACCTACTATGAAAATGAGTCAGAAAAACTTGGTTTTAAAAAACTTGCGAAGAATCTATCTCAGTCATTAGTTGCTTGGAATAAAGCCGGACGACCCATCGTAAATACAGTGCAATGGGATTATCGTATTTCTATATGTAGACAATGTGAGTTTTGGCAAGAAGTTGGTAAAACTCAGGTTGCTCGTTGCAAGAAATGTGGTTGTAGTAGTGGTAAGTTGTTACTCGCAACAAGCTCTTGTCCGTTAAATCCACCTAAGTGGAAAGCATATAAATAAATTATAAAAATACTTTTTATAATTTTTATCAAAGAAAAGTAATCTTAGTAAATATTTATGTATAAATGAATGATGCAAACTATAAATTAACAACAGTGAAAGTTCTTTCTGAGAATTACTCAAACTTCAAAGTTGATACTCTTAATACTGAGATGACATTACAGAAATTGGTGAATCGTGCAATACACTTGTACTTGACAGAAGAAAAGTTCAAGGAAAAAGTGGACGAATCGACACCTGTACGTAATAATTCAAAATATTAAGTTGACACTTCTTAATTGATGTCCTACATTGTAGGCAGTGAAGAAACTTAAAGTAGTTATAGTAAGTGATGATATACGATTTCCTTCGGGTGTTTCAAACATTACAAAGCAGATTATATTAAATACAGTCGGTGATTTTGACTGGGTTCAGATGGCGGCCAGATATGATCAAGTCGAACGTAACTCTGTAATTGATGTATCCGAATCAGTAAAAAAAATCACAGGTGTGGATGATGCCTACGTTCGTCTGTATTGTACCTCTGGATATGGTGACTATGCTACATATAATAAAATATTAAACTCAGAAAGTCCCGACATACTACTGCATATGTCCGATCCTCATTATTTTAGTTGGATATATGAAAATGAGCATGAAATCCGAAAAAAAATTCCCATTGGTTATTATCATGTATGGGATAATGATCCCACTCCTGTATTTAATAGAAGTATATATCACAGTTGCGACTCAATCGCAAGTATAAGTAAACTTACACATAAACTAGTTGACGATGTTACAAAAGGTGAAGTACCTAATGAGTATATTCCTCACGGTGTTGATATAAATGTATTTAAGAAACTAGATGAAACTCAAACAAACAAATGCCGACTTAATTTATTGGACATAGAATGTAATTTCGTTTTGTTTTGTAATAATAAGAATTTAAAACGAAAACAATTACTAAATCTTCTTGAATCATATCAAGTTTTTTGTGAAAGTATAAGTAAAAAGGATGCAAATCACACTTTATTACTACTGCATACAAATCCTGTCGGTAGGAATACTTCGAATTTATACGATGCATCAGACTACATAAATACTCTTGGGAATGTAAAGTTCTCTAATTCAGTTGTAGGTGAATCCACACTTACTCAAATGTACAATGTCGCGGATGCTACTATAAATATTGCGAGTAACGAGGGATTTGGATTATCAACACTTGAATCTCTTAGTTGCGAAACACCAATTATAGTAAATAAAACAGGTGGACTGAATGAACAGATAGATGATAATAACACTTGGGGTATTGGGATTTCACCAAGTAGTAGAATTTTAAATGGAAGTCCACGTGTTCCATTTTTATATGAAGATATACTTGATAAGAATTCTGTCTCTATGGCAATTAAGAATATATATGAAATGTCAACCGAACTCCGTTCCCAAATGGGGAAATTAGCAAGAGAGTTCGTTATAAGAAATCAATATACATCAAGTGACATGACAATGAAGTTTGGTGACTATATTAAGAGAACTGTAAGTAACTTTAAACCACGTGCTGAGTATACACTAACTAAAATATAATATGAAGACTATATTATTTGCTCCCGTTTATTCAAGAAGTGGGTATGGAGATCACGCACGTGAAGTTGCCGATTTTCTCATTTCACAGAAGGAAATAACTCTCGAAATTGCTCCGGTGAGTTGGGGTAAAAACCCGGATTCGTATTATACACACGATAATGAATCTATTTTAAATATAAATGAACGAATTATAACAAGTGTATCAAATGATGAGTATGATTGTTGTGTAACAATAGGTATGCCAACTGAGTTTAAGGAATTGGGAAAATATAATATTGGAATAACTGCCGGTATAGAAACCAATCGTGTTTCACGTGAATTTGTACATCATGTAAATAAAATGGATCTGTTGATAGTTCCGTCTACATTTACAAGAAAAACATTCGAGTCAACCGAATATATAAACGATGATCAAGTAAAATTAAAGACAGAATGTGAGATAGTAGTGATAAATGAATACACTTCGGAAAAATTTTACAAACGACCACTTAAAAAAACGGATTTTCTAAGTGAGATAAAAGAGGATTTTTGCTTCCTCTCGGTTGGCCAATGGATTAGTTCAGAGAATGATGATGGTGGTAGAAAGAACATGAAGTCTCTTATCAATACATTCATTACATCATTTGAAGGTAACGATATAAAACCTGCACTTGTATTAAAAACAAATGGTTGTAATTACAATACGACCGACCGACATGATATAGAAAATACCATCAATGAAATCGTAGGTTTATATGATACAAAAACACGACCTAATATTTATTTAATACACGGAAACCTAAATGATAATGACTTGTTTAGTTTGTACAATAACAATAAGATAAAGGCATTCTTGTCACATACACGAGGAGAGGGTTTCGGTAGACCTATGCTTGAAGCATCTTTAAGTGAACTTCCCATTATATGCCCGAAATTTAGTGGATATTTAGATTTTTTAAACGAAGATAACTCTACGTTAATTACGGGTAAATTAGTGAATGTTAATAAGGTAGACACGATGTTTTGTGAAAATGCAAAGTGGATAGATATAGACGAAGAATCATCTGCGAACGCAATGAAGAAAATATACACTCAATACTCTAAATATAAAAACAAAGCAATAAAAGAAACAACTGGTATACTTACATCATTTTCAAGGAAATCTGCGATGCAGAAATATAAGCAGATATTTGAAAACATACACACCAAATAAAATTCATCTGATTCAGATATTTTTTGTATATATACTTATTATATACAAGTGGACTATTATAAAGTATATCTAAGAAAGTTAGTTGGTGGTTTTTTAACCACCACTACTTCCAAACTAAAACCAGGTCAAGTTGCTACATTTAAATATCGTGACGATGAACCGTCACGGAGA